AAGGGCAAGGACCTTTTGCTGAAGCTCGACCCGAAGGGGGAGGGCGTGTTCGTCACGATTGCGGGTTTACGTACCAAGCGGCTGGCGTTCAATTCCGAAACGGTCGACGTAACCAATGCCGATTCAGCCGGGCGCTGGCGCGAGCTTCTTGCCGGCGCGGGCGTGCAGCGGGCTTCGGTCAGCGGCTCGGGGATATTCAAGGACCAGGCGTCCGACACGCTCTTGCGCGAGCGCTTCTTCAACGGTGCGATCTCGGTCTGGCAACTCGCCATTCCAAGCTTCGGCGTAATCGAAGGATCGTTCCAGATCACCTCGCTCGAATATGCGGGTAACCACGACGGTGAAGTGACCTTCGAGGCGGCGCTGGAATCGGCCGGCATGCTTGCCTTTACGGAGGCGGCATGAGCGCGAACCATCGACGGGGCGAGATCGTCGCGACGTTCGACGGCCGGGAGTGGCGGCTTTGCCTGACGCTGGGCGCGCTGGCCGAACTGGAAACGTGCTTCGAGGCGTGTGATCTGGGCATGCTCGTGGAGCGCTTCACCACCGGCCGGCTGTCTGCGACCGATATGGCGAAGATCATCGGCGCGGGGTTGCGTGGAGCGGGGAACGCGGTCGCGGACGACGAGGTGTTCGCCATGCAGCATGAAGATGGCGTGACGGGTTTCGCCACGGTCGTCACAGATCTCCTGACAGCCACATTCGGCGGGGAGCAGACTGCCGCAAACCCTTGATCGCCGCAGCAGCGCCGACGAGCTGGTTTCCGTGGGACGATGTTCTGGAAACCGGCCTCGGCCTGCTGCGGCTGAGCCCGGCGGTCTTCTGGGCGATGACGCCGCGTGAATTCGCCTTCAGCGCCGGGCTGGTCCGCAAGCGGACGCCGGCACCGGAACGCGATGATTTGCAGGCGCTCATGGCCCGCTTTCCCGACATTTGAGGAGTGCTTCACCGATGGACGACAAGTTCACCGTGTCGATCAACGCCGATACCGCGCCGTTTGCCGCGGCCCTTTCCAATCTCGAAAAACTGTCGTCGCGTTTCGGCGATCAACTGAGCGGCGCGCTGCGGTCGGCGACCGTCAGCGGGCGTTCGCTCGACGACATCCTTCGTCGGATCGGCCTCAACCTTGCCGGAATGGCGCTTAGTCAGGGCCTGAAGCCGCTGGGTGGCGTGGCTTCGAGCGCACTGTCCGGTATTTTCGGCGGGTTGCGCGGCATCGTGCCGTTCGCCAGAGGTGGCGTGCCGGGCTCGATCACCCCTTTCGCACAGGGCGGGGTGGTTTCGAGCCCGACGCTGTTCCCGATGGGACGGCAGACCGGGCTGATGGGCGAGGCGGGCGCGGAAGCGATCCTGCCCTTGCAGCGATCCGCCGACGGACGGCTGGGCATTGCCGCAAGCGGTGGCGGCGGCGTGAACGTCGTCTTCAACGTGACCGCAAACGATGCGGCGTCCTTCCGCAAGTCGGAAGCGCAGATCACCGGCATGCTCGCTCGCGCCGTTTCGCGCGGCGCGCGGAGCATGTGAGGCGGCGATGGAAAGTTTTCACCACGTGCAGTTTCCGACTGCGATTTCATTCGGTGCAACGGGCGGCCCCGAGCGCCGCGTCGAAATCGTGACCATGACATCGGGACGAGAGCAACGCAATTTGCGGCAAAGCCGGTCACGCCGCAGATTCGACGCCGGAACGGGCGTGCGTGCGCTCGACGATCTGTCCGAGATCGTCGCCTTCTTCGAAGCAAGGCGCGGCGCCTTTCACGCCTTCAGGTTTCGCGATCCGTTCGACCACCGCTCTTGCGGGCCGGGCGTGGAGCCTTTGGCAACGGATCAGGTGATCGGGCTCGGCGACGGGGAGCGGACGCAGTTTCGGCTGACCAAAGCCTATGGGCGAGATGCGGATGCCTATCTGCGCGATATCACGCTTCCGGTGGTCGGATCAGTGAGCGTGGCAGTCGACGGGTTCGCGCTCGATCCCATAGGATTCAGTGTGGATGAATTATCGGGCACGGTCACGCTGGCGCAGCCGCCTGCCGCGAATGCCGTCGTTTCGGCCGGGTTCCTGTTCGACCTTGCCGCGCGTTTCGATGCCGACCGGCTTGAGGTCAGCCTGTCGACGTTCAAGGCCGGGCAGATTCCGACGATCCCGATCGTGGAGGTGTTCGCATGAGCGATATGATCACAACCTTCTGCTTCTGCTGGCGCGTGACGAAGACCGACGGGCAGGTCCTGGGCTTCACCGATCACGATCGGCGGCTCGATTTTCAGGACACGCCATTCGAGCCGCAATCGGGTTTTTCGCAAAGCGAGGCACAGTCATCGCTCGGGCTGGCGGTCGATACCGCCGAGATTGAGGGTGCGCTTTCCTCTGACCGGCTTTCGGAACAGGATATCGATGCCGGGCTGTTCGACGGGGCGAAGGTGGAAACCTTCAAAGTGGACTGGCGCGATCCCGATGCGGCGAAGCTGATCCGCGTTTCGGCGATCGGTAAAATCATACGCCGCGACGGAACGCTGGTTGCCGAACTCGAAAGCCTGACCCGCAATCTCGACCGGCCCGCGGGGCGATATTTGCGACGCAGTTGCGATGCCGAACTCGGCGACGTGCGTTGCGGCGTACAAATGTCCGGAGCCTCGATGATGGCGCAAGGGACCGTCATCGCGCGGCAGGGTGATGCAACCTATGAAGTAGCCGGGCTGGACGGCTTTGCCGATGGCTGGTTCACGGCAGGTCATCTGAAGGCCGGCAGCATGTCAGTGCGCGTCACCAATCACCGCCGCGCGACGGCGGGGGTCTTGGTGAGCCTCGCGAAGGGCCGCGAACTTGAAGCGGGCGCGGTATTTTCCATTCGGGTCGGATGCGACAAGAGCTTCGCGACCTGCCGGGACAAGTTTTCCAACACGGCGAATTTTCGCGGATTTCCGCATCTGCCGGGCAACGACGCGGCCTATGGCTATGTAAACGAAGACGGCGTGTTCGATGGCGGAGCATTCGTGCCATGAGGCGTGACGACGCGCTTGCCGAGGCGATGCGCTGGATCGGCACACCCTATCGACATCAAGGCTCGCGTCTTGGCGTTGGGTGCGATTGTCTCGGCCTCGTCAGGGGTATCTGGCGCGCGCTTTACGGGAGCGAGCCGGAGGCGCTGCCCGTTTATTCGCCCGATTGGGCTGAAGCGAGCGCCGACGATCCGCTGATCGAGGCGGCGCGGCGTCACATGGCGGAGATCGATCCGTGCGCGGCGCAGCCCGGCGATCTGCTCGTCTTTCGATGGCGCCGTCACCTGCCGGCGAAGCATCTGGGCATCGCGGCCGAAAACGATGCGCTGATCCATGCCTATGAGGGACATTCGGTGGCGGTTTCGCCGCTGGTGCCAAGCTGGCGGTCGCGGATCGCCGCAGCTTTCATCTTTCCATCCTGATCGAGGATTTCGATGGCGACTATCGTTCTTCAGGCTGCCGGGACGTTTCTCGGCGGTTATCTCGGCACTGTCGGGGCCGCGATCGGTTCGGCCGCCGGCGCGCTTGGCGGTTATTTGATCGACCGCGCGCTGATCAACGGCACGCAAAGGTTCGAAGGCCCGCGCCTGTCGGCAATGCGTCCGTTTCAGGCCGAAGAAGGCGTTCCGCTGCCGCAGGTCTACGGCACAGCGCGCATCGGCGGCAATCTGATCTGGGCAACGCGTTTCGAGGAGGAAAGCCGGACGGAACGCCAGGGCGGAAAAGGCGGCGGCGCGAAGGCGACCACGTACAGCTATTTCGCGAATGCCGCCTTCGCGCTTTGCGAGGGCGAGATCGCCGGCGTCCGGCGCATCTGGGCGGACGGGCGGGAGATCGAGCGCGAACGCTTCGACATCAGGATCCATACGGGAAGCGAAACCCAGCAGCCCGATCCGTTGATCACCGCTAGGCAGGTGAACACGCCCGCCTATCGCGGCGTCGCTTATGTCGTGTTCGACCGGTTTCCCGTCAGTGACTACGGCAATCGGCTTCCGCAGTTTCAGTTCGAGGTGATCCGTCCGGTCGGCGCCTATCAAAAGGATGTGCGCGCGGTCTGTCTCATCCCCGGATCGACGGAATACGGACTGTCGCCGGTGGAGATCACGCGCGGCGGCGTTGCCGGGCAGACGGACGCCGTCAATCGCCACATTCTTCATGCGGGAAGCGACATCGAAGCATCGCTCGACGAATTGCAGGCGGTGTTTCCCGGTCTGAAACATGTCGCGCTGGTTGTCACATGGTTCGGTGACGATCTGCGTGCGGGTAGCTGCCGCGTTCGGCCAGGCGTGACGCAGAACAATCCGGCCGGGTTCTCGCAGGATTGGAGCGTGTCAGGTGTATCGCGCGGGACTGCATATCGCGTGTCGCAGATCGGAAGCGCGGCAGCCTATGGCGGCACGCCAAGCGACAGATCCGTGATTGATGCGATCGCAGAGATCAAACGACGCGGCCTGAAGGTCACGCTTTATCCCTTCATCATGATGGATGTGCCGGCCGGGAATGCGTTCCCCGATCCCTATGGCGAAGCGTTCCAGCCGCCCTATCCCTGGCGTGGACGGATCACCTGCCACCCCGCACCGGACCTGCCTGGCACGCCGGACAAGTCTGAGAGCGCACGCGTTGCGGTCGCCGATTTCGTCGGAGCCGTTGCGCCCGGTGACATCGTCACCACCGCGCTGGGTATCGGGTGCCTGCGTCCGGGTGACTGGGGATATCGCCGGCTCGTCCTGCATTATGCGAAGCTCGCGCAGCGGGCGGGCGGCGTGGAGGCATTTCTGCTCGGCTCCGAACTGAGGGGGCTGACGACGCTGCGCGACGGCGCCAATCGCTTTCCGTTCGTCGAAACATTGTGCGAACTTGCCGGCGAAGTGTCAGCGATGCTGCCGGAAGCGCGCATCAGCTATGGAGCCGACTGGAGCGAATATTTCGGTCATCAGCCGGCCGATGGATATGGCGACGTCTTTTTCCATCTCGACGAACTTTGGGCACATCCCGCGATATCGGCCGTAGGCATAGACAATTACATGCCTCTTTCCGATTGGCGCGACGGCGACGAGGCGGGCGTCAATCCGGACGGCTTCACCAATTCATGCGACCGGGATGGCCTGCTTGCCGGCGTCACGCGCGGCGAAGGGTACGACTATTTCTATGCCTCGATCGGGGATCGGCTGGATCGTCGGCGAACACCGATCAGCGATGGCGCCTACGGCAAGGATTGGGTGTTCCGCTACAAGGATATCCGGTCCTGGTGGGAAAACCCTCATTTCAACCGAATCGGCGGCGTTGAACTGACGGAGCCGACCGCTTGGGTGCCGCGTTCCAAGCCGGTCTGGATGACGGAAATCGGCTGTCCGGCCATCGACAAAGGGGCGAACCAGCCGAACGTCTTTCCCGACCCCAAAAGTTCGGAGAATGCCTCACCCTACTTCTCCGACGGATCACGCAGAGATATCGCACCGGTGCGATATCTCGAGGCGCATCATGCGGCGTGGCAACCCGGAAACCCGCTCTTCGACGCGCGTCGCAACCCCGTCGCCGATCTTGAAGGAAGCCGGATGGTCGATCCGGACAGGCTCTATCTCTGGGCATGGGATGCGCGACCTTTTCCGGCCTTTCCAAGCTTTGGTTCGGTCTGGGCCGATGGGGCGAACTGGCTTCTCGGGCATTGGTTGAACGGCCGGGCAAGCGGTGTCGATATCGCGACATTGATCGAGGCGATCATGGAGCGGCATGGCCTGCCGTCGCCCGATATAAGCGACGTTCACCAGACGGCGTCAGGTTACGTCGTCGACGAACCGGGAACCGCGCGCGCGGCGTTGCAGCCGCTCGTTGACCTCTTCGGTCTGGTGGTCGTGGAGCGGGACGGAATCGTCTCGTTCAAAAATCCCGACATCACCGGACCCCGGACCGACCTGATCGAACTGGCCGACGATGGCGGCGTCGTGGTTGAAATCACGATGGATGCGGCGACGCAGACGGCGAGCGAGGTCGAAGTCGCCTATCGCGATCCGTTTCTCGATTATCAAAGCGCCCAACAGCGTGCGATTATCGATGAACCGGGCAGCGACAACCGCGTCCGACTGAGCTTTCCAGGCATGCTGGAGGGCGAGCAAGCCGCGGCGCTTGCGCGGAACTGGCTCGATCGTCACAGGCATAGCCGCGAGGTCGTCAGCTTTTCCGTTTCATCCGACAGCGTCGGCGCCGGCGATATCATCCGCCTTCCCGAACGACGCGGCGATCGCCTTTATCGTGTCGAGACGGT